ATTTCATTTATTGAGATAGGAGTAGTATAAATGGCAAGAGTAAAGCCTCCATTTGCATATTTTGGGAGCAAAGGAAGATTTTATAAAGAAATAAAAGAAATATTTCAAGCAAATTATAGAGAAAATTTTGTTGATTTGTTTGCAGGTTCTATGGAAATCCCACTAAATTTTAAAAATGAATTTGGAGAATTAAAGGTATTAGCAAATGTAAAAGATGAAAAAATTGAATGCTTCTTATCTGGAAATGCTGTTGATACATATAAGAAAGGGCTTGAATATATAAAGCATGATTTAAAAATAAATGCTAGAAACTTATATGAAAATGATAGACAAGCATTTGAAGAAGTAAATAAGAGATTTAAAAATATATTTTCTGAATGTTGCCCTTGTTGTGGTAAGAAGCTAAGTACAAGAGAAAAGCATGAAGTTTTTAACGAAAATGAAAAAAGAATTTTAAGAAGCCTCATGGGCTTTGGAGGAAATGGAACAACATTAACAAATGCTTTTTATTCAGAAGAAAAAATAAAAAAATTAGAACTTTATATAGGAGCATTAAAAGCTATAAAAATAACAACTGATTTATTTAATGAAAAATGGGAGTTTAAAGACAGTTTTATTTTTTTAGATCCTCCGTATATTCGCAAAACTAGTATAGGAGAGGAAGGCTTTATAGGCTATAACTATGCTGATGATAAAGGTGTGGACTGGACAATAAAAGATGATGCAAGACTTATAGAATTTATTAAAAGAAATCAAAATAAAAACAATGTATTTCTTGTGTTTGGAAGTGTAGATAATAATCTATCAAAGTTATTAAAAGAAAATTTTGAATGTAAATTTATTATAAAAGAATATCAAAAGCAAATGTTTGGAAAATTAGCAGATAAAGCTGAATATTTTTGCTTAATAAAATAAAAATGTGGAGGTGTCTTTATGAAGTTAGAGCTTGTACAAGCTAAAAGAATGTATGCAGATAATAAAAGTATTGATGAAATAGCTAGTGCTTTAAATAAAAGTAAAGGCACTGTTTACAGGTGGATAAAAGAAAATAAAGAAGAGTTTGAAGAAGCAAGAAAGTTAAAAGAATTATCAGTTGATGATATGGGTGAAATTTTAGATGAAGCACATAAGAAAATGCTTTTAAATATTATTGAAAATCCTGAAACATTAGTTGACCCAAAGGTTGCTGATTCACTTATTAAAATCGCAAATGTATTAGAAAAAATGGATAAAAGAAGAGAAAAAGAAAAAAAAGAGAAACAACAAGCTGAGGAAGAAGAAAGAGGGGTGCTTATACTTGATGACATCAAAGAAGAAGAGAAAGCAACTTAAAATATCAGACTTATTAACTCCTAAATTTTATCCACTTTATTCAGCTTGGAAAAGTAATAAATACACTCGTTTAGTTTGTAAAGGTGGAAGAGGTTCAGCAAAATCAACTAATATTGCTTTGATTTTAGTTGTTGATTTAATGCAATATCCAGTCAATACTGTTTGTTTTAGAAAAGTAGGTCAATATCTTAGAAAATCGGTATATGAACAAATAAAATGGGCAATTAAACATTTAGGAGTAGATGAATATTTTGAGTATAAACTTAATCCTCTTGAAATTATTTATAAAGAGAGAGGGAATAAGTTTATGTTTTTAGGAGTAGATGACCCACAAAAAAGTAAGTCTATAAAAGAGGCACAATTTCCAATTGCTCGTTATTGGTTTGAAGAACTAGCAGATTTTAAAAATGAAGATGAAGTTGAAACAGTTTTAAATTCTATATTTAGAGGAAAGTTAGAGAATGGACTTATTTATAAAGGGTTCTTTTCATACAATCCCCCAAAGATGAAACATAACTGGGTTAATAAAAAATACAATTATTCTTTTAAAGAAACAAATGTATATGTACATCATTCAACATACTTAGATAATCCATATATATCTGATGAGTTTATAAAAGAAGCAGAGGCAGTTAAAGAAAAAAATGAAACAAAGTATAGACATGTGTACATGGGAGAACCAATAGGCAATGGACTTGTTCCATTTCCTAATTTGGAAATAAGAGAAATAGAAGCAACAGAAATTGCAGGACTTGAAAAATTTAGAAATGGAGTTGACTGGGGTTATGGAGTAGATCCACTTGCATTTGTTAGGTGGGGTTATGACAAAAAGAAGGGCATTATTTATGCACTAGATGAGTATTATGGAGTAGGTTTAAAAAATAGAAATCTAGCAAACTATATTCTTTCAAAAGGTTATGATGAGCTGGTTATGTGTGATAGTGCTGAACCCAAATCTATTGATGAATTAAAGGAATATGACATAAGTGCATGGGGAGCAAAAAAAGGTGCTGGAAGTGTTGAATATGGAGAAAAATGGCTTTCTGATTTGGAAGCAATAGTAATAGATCCAAAAAGGACTCCAAATATATCAAGAGAATTTGAAATGATTGATTATGACACTGATCGTGAAGGGAATCCATTACCACGCTTATGTGATTCAAACAATCATACAATAGACGCTACAAGATACGCATTTTCTAATGATATGAAAAAAGGGAAGTGGGTATATGAGTATTAGAGAAATTTTTAAAAATTGGTTTTTCAAAGATTGTTCTGTAATGACTGGAGATGGGAAGAGTTTTGAATCATCTGAATATATGTCAACAATATGGGAACAGCCAGGCTTTATGCTGCCAATTAAGAAAAAGATAAAGGCTTGTCAAAATATAGAAATGGGCATTTATATAGGAAAAGAAGACGGCAAGAAAAAAGTTGATAATCATATTTTAAATAAGATTTTTAGAATGATTAATCCAAATACATCATTCCAAGACTTTATAGATTATTTAATAGTTTGGTTAGAAGGTTCAAATAATGGTGTTTTATTAGAGCTTATAAAAGGGCTACCCTCACTTGCTCCTGACTTATATATACACTCACCAAATAATTTTACAGTGTATTTTGAAGGTAGAAGGATAAGGGAAATAAGAATCCATAATCCAGCTAAAACAATAACTGGGGATGAATTAAAAGACTATATGTGGCTTAGTTCTCCAAACTATGACAACATAATTGATGGAGTTAGTGGAAATGGAATAGGACAAGGGAGAAGTAAGCATAATGCATTAGCAATATTTGGAGCTTATTTATTCAAGGCTTGGAAATGGAACTGGAGCTTGGCAAATAATTTAGGAAAGCCAGGAGGGATACTTCAAACAGAAGGTGCAGTAGATAAGGAAGATAGGGAAGAAATAAGAAGTAAATATTCAGCTCACTACGCAGGAGCTGAGAATGCTGGAAGTCCTTTGGTACTTGGATCAGGTCTAAAATATCAAGATACTTCAAAAGCTCCCATCGATGCTGATTGGAGTACAGCAGAACAGAAGGCACATGAAAGAGCTGCTATTGCTACTGATGTCCCAGTTGAATTAGTTGGTGGAGGAGATTCAACTTATCAGAATAGAAAGCAAGCTAAAAAAGAACTATATAGGGAAGCAGTAATACCATTTTTTAATAATTTAAAAAATTGGCTTAATTATTTATTAAGTGATTATTTAAAAAATGGAGAGTATATAGACTATGATCTTTCTGGTGCTGATGAGCTAAAAGATGATATAGGAGATATTATTCAGAAGTTAGAACCATTGAAAAATAGAGTGACAATAAATGAATACAGAAGAATTATATCAACACTCACTGATTTAAGTTTGGAGCAACTAAAAGGTGGAGATGTCTTACTTGTTGGTGGAGGAGATATGACACTAGACGAAGTTACTGAACCAACCACAACAGAAGGAGAAAAAGAAGAAGATGTATGAAAAAGGAAGTTCAAAAGATAAAAGCAATTAAAGCACTAGAAAGGCGACTAAGTGCAAGAAATAAGAAAATTATAGAAAAGATATTTATAGAATTAAGAGATAAAATAATTGAAGATAATTCAAAAAAATATGATGTAAAAATGATTATAAATATTGACTATGAATGGCTTTTGAAGAAATTTAAAAAGGGACTTGAAGTAGTTTACTTATATACATTCGAGGAGACTTTTAAAGGCTTTCAAAACATCTACAAGAAAACGATAAAATCTAAAACTATAAAAGGTATTAGAGATTATTTTTTAAAAGATTGGAATATAAAGAATGCTGGAAAACAAGCAACTAAAATGACAGCAACAACAAAAAATATTTTAAATAAGATAATCACAACAGGGCAAGAAGAAGGCTTATCACATAATGAAATAGTTAAAGAACTCGTAAAAAATATTAATGGTATGACAGAACAAAGAGCTAGCACAATAGCAAGAACTGAAACAAGTAAAAGCATTAATACAACAAGTTATGAAACTGCTAAAAATGTGATGAAAGAAAAATGCTGGATACATGTTGGAGGGAAAAAGACATATAGACCACATCATAAAGCTATAAGTAATAAATGGGTGGATATAGATTATAAATGGAAGTTAAAAGATGGTGTAGAAGCTGAGTATCCACACCAAGATAGTTTACCAGTTTCTGAGGTTGTTAGATGTAGTTGTTTAATTATTTTTAGATAAAAGGAGTAGGTATGTCAAAGAAAAAGATAAAGAAAAGAATTAATTTTTCTGATGAAACTTTAAATTTTACTTGTGAAATTGAAAAGTTTAAGGAAGAAGAAGGGACATCAGGAAGATTTACAGGAATACTTGTAAATATGCAAAATGACAGTCTTGCAAAGGGTATTTATAGATTTAAAAAAGGAAGTATGCAAGGAAATAATGGGAAGACTTTACTCCTTTTATACAATCATTATGGTGAATTATTACCAGTTGGAAAATTAGTAGGAGAAGAAACAGAGAAGGGATTTGAAGTTGTGGGAGAGTTTCATTTATCAAAAGATGATAATGGAAATTATATAAATCCTGAAGCTGTAAAGTTGTATTCGCTTATGAAAGAAATGAAGCTACCTTTTGAAATGTCAGTGGGTGGAAACATTGTAGATTATAAAGAATATAGTGAAAATGGTAAGTATTACATAGATATAAATAAGTTTGAAGCTCATGAGGGGAGTTTAACACCCAAAGGTGCTGTAAAAGGTAGTAAAGTAACAAGAGTATTTAATAAAGAAAATGGAGGAATAGGACAAATGGATAAAGAACAATTAAAATTATTAATGGCTGAATTATTAGCAAATTTTAAAACTGAGTTATTAGAAGCTGGAACACCAGAAGAAATCAAAAATTTACCTGCTAAATTCAATGAAATTAATTCAAAGTTTGAAGAAATTAAAACTGAATTAAATGGAGAATTTAAAGCTGAAATTGAAAAGCAAATGACTGAGTTTAATGAAGTTATTAAAGGATTAAAAGCAGACTTTAAAGCTACTCCAGCAGAAGTTACAGTTGCTGAACAATTTAGTGCAATGATTCAAGAAGTTGAAAAAAATGGAAAAGCAATAGAAACTGTTTTTAATTCAACAACAGAATTAAATTTTTCAGCAGATCCTGCTAATACAACTAATACATCAAAAGCTATTAAAACACAGTATGTAAATACAATACTTGAAAGATTAGTTGAGCAAAATTCAGCACTTGGAGATATAAAGTTTATTCCAATAACAGATGGAAGTTTAACAATTCCAAGAGAAGTTGCAGGTTTACCAGAAACTGGTTGGATAGGAGAGGAAGCAGACAGAGAAGAAACTTCTGTGTCTCAAATTGACCATGTAGTTATAGCATTACATTCATTGTATGCAATGCCAAAAGTAACTAATAAATTACTTGCTACCAACTTTGTAGGATATGCTAATTTCTTAATAAAAAGAGTTGAATATGCTTTATCTTTAAGATTAGCAGATGCATTATTTAATGGAACAGGGACAAATATGCCTACTGGAATTTTAAAAGATAGCAAAGTAACACAAGAAATTGAAATAGATACAACTGATGACACAACATTTGTTGATTCATTAATAAGTGCTTACTATGCACTAGATGAGGAAGTTGCAAGAAATGCAAAGTGGTACATGACTTCTGAAACTTGGGCAGGAATAGCTAAATTAAAAAATAAACAAAAAGATTTCTATATTACTGACTTAAACAATGGAAATGCAAGAACTTTAATGACTAGACCAGTTGTTTTAATTACTTCAAAAAATGCAGGATTAAAAGGAATTACTACAGCAACAGCCAATGAAATAGTTGGAGTATTTGCAGATTTAAGCACAGCAGTAATGGGAATCCAAAACAATGCTATGACAATGAGATTAGAAGATAAAGTAACTTCTAAAGGGTATACAAAATATTACATGGAAAAAGGTGTGGGCTTGGGAGTTCAATTACCTGAGAATATTTTAAAATTGAAGAAAAAGGCATAATTTAAGAGGGAATAATCCCTCTTACAATGCTAGCAAGGGGATAGCATGGGAATTAAATATGATTTAGAAATTGCTAAAATACTCACTAATATTGAGGATGAAAAGCTTTTAAATTTTTACATTAATGCAGTAATAAAAAAGATAGAGGGAATATTAGGCTATGAGCTCTTAAAAGGGCAAATAACGAGTTTAGTTAGTGGACTTAATAAAAACTATGTATTCTTACCTAGAAAAAGAATTGAAAGGGTATTGAACGCCAAAAGAGGGTGTAAAAAACTCCCTTTCAGTTTTGTAAATAGAAAAGTAATATTTGATGAAATCATTACAGTAGATTCTTATGTAGAAATTGAATACATAGCAGGATATGAAGAATTACCTGAAAATCTTTTAATGTTTATTTGTTCAACTATAAAAGAAGAGCTTTCAAATGCTGAGGGGTTAAAGAGTTATGGAATAAGAGGAATAAACTATACTTTTCTTAATAAGATAGAACAATCAGATAACTTCATACGAGGAGTTAAGGACTTGTTTGGAGTTGTAGAAATATGATAGTTAAATCATTAAAAGAAATTGAATACTTGGCAAAGCATCAATTAGAAATTGGAATATTAGCTATTGATAAAAGTTTAATGGGAGAAGATGGAAAAACAACAATATTGAATTATGCAATATGGAATGAATTTGGGACTTTTGATATACCAGCTCGTCCTTTTATGAGAAATGCTTTTGATAGTAACAGAGGAATCATTTCAAACTTGATTCAAACAGCACCCAAGAAGGTTATAAAAGGGGAAAAGAGTGGAAAAGAAGCACTTATGGAGATAGGAGAAACTATAAGGGGTTTAATAATTCAAAGTATTGCTACAGCTCATGCTTGGGCAGTTCCAAATGATCCAAAAACTTTAAAAATAAAAACTAAGAATGGACAGACTAATAATACAAAACCACTTCTTGATAACAGGTTTTTAATCAAGTCAATTAGGTATCAAATAGTAAATGAAAATGGAACAATAGAGTATTTGTCAGATTTTAAGGATGTATAAAAATGGATAAAGTTATTTTATTAAGTAAGCACATAACAAATATAAAAGTTATTTCAAAAGCTGAAGGAAGATGGGAAAAAGGAAAATATATAACTGATGAAGAAAAAGAAAAATTTATAAAAGGTGTATATATGCCTGTTTCATCTGATACCTTGAAATATTATCCACAGGGAGAGGTAACTCTTAAAGATATGGAGTTATTTACAAAAGAAAAGTTAAAAGAGGGAGATATTGCTATTTTAAGAGGAGAAGAATTTAAAATAATTGAAATAACTGACTTTGATTATTTAGCTGATATAAAAAGCTATATTTTGAAGAGGAGTACAAAAGATGATTAATCTTATAATTGAACTACTTAATAAAATGAGTAATATCCAAATTATCCCAGCTTTTACTGATAAAAAGCCTCCAAAAAAGTCCTATGCAACTTATCAAATTTTAAATATAAATAGTGCTGATTTTAGAGGATATACAGAAAGAGAATATATAAAAAAAGATGAAAAATATCTTGAAACAACTGAATATAGAATAATGGCAAGACTTCAATTTGATGTATATTCTGAAACACAAGAAGAGGCTTTGGAAAATTCAATTGAACTAAGAGAGCTAATTCTTTTTAATGCAAGAAGAGAAATCAGAAGAATAGATGCTGGAGTTGTAAAAAGTAGTGAAATAAAATCATTAAATGAATTAATTAATGCTAAATACGAATATCGTTGCAGTTTTGACATAGTTTTTGAATATATGAAGATAACAAAAGAAAGAGAACTTGAACTAATAAAAGAGATAGAATTATTAGTTAATGAAAAGCATAGAAGCAGAATAGCAAGGAGGAAAGAATAATGGGAGTATATAGAGAACCAGTAAAAATAACATTAGAACAAGAATTGAATTTAACAATAGCAGCACTTAATAAAACTCTTATAGTTACAAATGATAAGAATGCAGATTTTAAATATTATATGAACTCTAAAGATGTTGCCAATGATTTTGGAAATAATTCAAAAGTATATAAATTAGTGGAGAAGTTTTTAGGACAAAGAGATGGAGACGGGAATATATTAAAACCTGATTTTTTTGGAATAGTTGGAGTTACTGTAACTGGACAAGAAAAAATTGAGGATAAGTTAAAAGAAGTTATAAATGAAAATTTAGATAAAGAATGGTATGCACTTATAACAACTTTTGATAGTGTTGAAACTATGAAAGCTGTAAGCTCATTTTTAACTGAAAATAGAAAAATTTATATTACAGAAGTAAAGGCTTATCCAATAGCTGATACTTTAAAATCTGATAGAATAGTACCTATTTGGAATTTAAAAAGAGATGAAGCAGATAAAGAATATAAAGCAGCAGCTTATGCAGGAGTAGTTATAACAAAAGGTGCAGGATACAGAAGTTCAATGATAGAGTTACAAGGGGTAACAGCTGACACTGAACTAGCTAAGAAACCTGAACTTACAAAAAATAATATTACATTTGTGGAAAAAAGAACATCAGAAGGCTATATAACAGCCAATGGTGGAAAAGCAACAGATGGAACTTATTTAGATGACACAACTGCTATTGATTGCATTATTGTAAATCTAAATGAAAATTTAGAAAAAGCAATGATAAAAAAAGGGTTTCCACAAGATGATGAAGGATATGCTTTTTTGGAAGAAACTTTAAATAATACTATGGAAGAAATGGGAGCTAATAATTTACTTGCAAAATTAAATGGTAAATATCAATATACAGTTTTCCCAGTTAATCAAACAGCAACAGAAAGAGGGCTTAGACTTGTAAGACCAAGGGTGCTTTTTAGACTTAGAAATTGGGCTTATTTCATTGATTTAACATTAATGAAAACTAACAAGGATATTGGAGGTAACGAATAATGGTTGATAATAGTAAAAAAACTTTTATTTTCAATGGCTACACTTTTAAAAATTGGAGAAGTTTGAGTGTTGGAGCACCTGAGGATCAATATAAACAATCAGATAAAAGCATTTATGGAGAAAGAAGAATAATATATACTCCTGATCCAAATATGGAAATAACCATAACAGTACCAACTGGGACAGAAGATGAAAAAATACTTTTAAATGCTTCTGAAAATGTAGTAACTGGTTCAGGATATTTCAAAGATAGTTCAAGCTCAAAATATAGCAGAGGGGTAACTATAAAGGAAATTGGAGTAAATAAAAGTGAATTGGCTAATGATGGGGAATCTGATTCAAGAGAGTTTAAACTTGTATGTACAGGTGTCAAGGAGGTAATAAATGGAAAATAAAAAAGAACAACAAGAATTAAAAAATAAAGAATTTTTAGAAAAATTAAAAAATAAAAATGTTTCAAATATAATTTTTAAGCCTGATGGTTTAGGAGCTTTGGAATTTGATTTAATGATGACTGGAAAAGATTTTAAAACAATGGACAGATCTTTTAGAGTAGAAAGAGTTTCAACAGATACATTTTTTAAACTTTCAGCCAAAAAAGATGAATTAACAACAGCAAAAGAATTACTGACAACTTTTGTAGCTCAACCAATAGATGCAAGAGATATAGAATTTTTTAATATGGATCAAGAGGCTTTACTAACATTGGTAAATGTTATTACAGAGTTTCAACAAACACCCTTTTTATTCATTAAGAACTTTGGAGAAAATAAGGGAAATTAAACAAGGAAGGTTTGACATTTGTTTTGAATCTAAAATTTCATATTTTAATAAATCTGTTGGCGAATTATGTTATGAGGAGTATATGCTTTTACAGTTAGCTTGGGCTAATTATGCTAAAAGAAAAAATAAAAATTAGAAAGGAGGAGAGTTAGCTATGCTTGAGCAATTAACATTGGCTTTTAAAGTAATTGGAGATGGACTTGATTCTTTAAAAAAAATTGATGCACAAATAGATGCTTTAAAAAATAGCATGAATAATGCTAAGAACTCTATAAGTTCAGTATTTAGTGGGTTGAAAAGTAAAATTAATTCAGTAAAGCAAAGTATAATCAATTTTAAAAATAAAATAAGTTCAACTTTTAGTGCATTAAAAGCTAAAATTGTAGCTAACTTTCCTGCTATTTCAAAACTAAGAAATGGATTTATTGGACTCCGTAGAGGATTAGGGAACTTTGGAAATTATGCCCAGCAACAGTTTCAAAATAGTAAAGAAAAAGCTAATTCATTCTTAGGAGTTTTAAAAAGAATTGCTACAACATTAGCAGCAGGTTTTACATTAAAAACTGCTATTGAAGGAGCAGGGAATATTGAACAGTATAGAAATACACTTGAAACTGTTTTGAAAGATTCAGACATGGCAAGAAAGAAACTAGCTTGGGCTAGTAGATTTGCTAATAAAACACCATTTGAAACAGAAGAAGTAGTTGGAGGAATGACTAAACTTCAATCTTACGGGATTGAAGGAGATAGGATTTTGAAAACTACTAATAGGACCTATTTAGAAATGATTGGAGACATGGCTTCAGGAATGGGAAAAAGTTTTGACCAGGCTATTGAAGCTGTTGCTGATGCAAGAACTGGAGAACTTGAAAGATTAAAAGAATTTGGAATTACTAAGAATATGATTGCCGAGTTTGGAAAAAGCAAGGGCTTAGAAATATTTAATAGCAAAGGACAAATTAATGATCTAGAACTATTTAATAAGACTTTGTTTGAAATGATGGACTCTCGTTTTGGTGGTGCAATGGAAAAACAAGCTAAAACATTTAAGGGAGGACTATCAACTATATCTGGGGCTGCAAAGTCAGCACTTTCAACATTGGCAGGAATAAATGAATTTGGAGATATAGTTGAAAACTCTCCATTTCAAATTCTTAGAGATAAAGTTATTATTCCATTTGCTAATACTTTAGTAAAACTTCAAGAAGATGGAACATTTACTAGATGGGCAGAAAATATATCTAATGTTTTTGGAGAAATAATAAATGTTGGTGGAAAAGTAATAGATTTTATTGTTAAGTGGAAAGAAGTATTAATTCCTTTAGCAAGTGCTTTCACTGGTATGTTAGTTATACATGAAGTTGTCAAAGGGATAGGTGCATTGAAAAATGCAATGAGTTTTACAATGAATCCATATATGTTAGCAATAGGAGCTGCAATAACAATAGGAGTTTTATTATATAGAAACTGGGACTTAATAAAAGCTAAATTAGCTGCACTTTGGGAAAGTATAAAAGCATTTGGAGCAAAAATAAAAGATTTCTTTGTAAAAATTTGGGAGAAAATAAAAGCATTTGGTAAGGCATTGTGGGATATTGGTAAAAAAATGTTTATGTTATTTACTCCTTTTGGCTTAATTATTA